TCAGGATAAAGTTTATTACAGACCGGACAGTATCTCAAATAAATCCAAAAAACAAATAACTGATTATATCGAAAACATTTTATCAAAAGCAATAACTGAGAATTGGCCTGTCTATCCGCCCGATCCTGATTTAAGGAGAAAATAATGCCGAACTATAACAAAGTAATTCTTGTAGGTCATTTAACGAGAGACCCTCAATTATCATATACTCCGAATCAAACTTCTGTATGCCAGTTTGGAATAGCGGTAAATCACAAATATGGAGATAAGGGAGATAAGAAAGAGGAAGTTTGTTTTGTAGATTGCGTAGCCTTTGGAAAAACATCAGACAATATAAACAAATATTATGCCAAAGGCAGGGCAATTCTGGTTGAGGGCAGACTGGCACAAGACCAATGGACTGCCCAAGATGGAACTAAGCGCAATAAGCACAAAATTGTTATTGAGAGGTTCTGTTTTATTGAAAACTCAGAACAGACAGAACCACCGATAGAACAAGATAAAAGACAAAACAATGATGATATACCATTTTAAGGAGAACAATAATGCCAAGAGCAAAAACTTTTCGAGAGACAATTCAGGTAGGGATGGATTCGCAGGGCAAGGAGATTGTAATGCCCGAAAAAACAGATTGGGGCTTTTATTGTCAAGCGGGAATTAAGAGCGTTTTAAGAACTTACAGACTTGAGCCTGATGCAATTGTGGAAGCGTTCATCAAGACTGTCAGGCAGCGAAAGACAAGACAAACATCCAATAAGCCAGAGAAAGTCCAGCCAGCAGAGCCACAGGAGCAGGAAAGACCACAGGGAAAGGGAGTCTGGCAATGTGATAAAGGTCATAAATTCGATTTCCCAAAAAAGTCGGTAAAAGATGAAGATATTTGCCCTGTATGTTTGACAAAAAAGATTGAATTAGTCGGCGGCTAAGTCAAGGACAAGGAGACACCGGAAAGATAGAAAATAAATGAAAGGTGTGTGTAAGTATGCAATTTCTTCAACGACAACTACCATGTTCAACCAGATTAGGCGGAATGGAGTCCGCCGAGCCGCCTTCAACTTATAGGAGAAATTATGGCTACAGCTCATATTATATTTAAGGACTTAAAGAAAAGAGTTGAAGTAGCGATATTTAATGTAATCTCTGACAATCCAACTATAGCACAGAAACTTGCATTAAGAGTTTATAAAGACCTTTGTTTGAAATTAGAAAAAATTGAAAAGGAATTATTGAATGGCACGGACGACCAAGATGGGCTTTGAGACAAATCGAAGAATATGCTACGACTGGCACAACAAGCCGGAAACTAAGTATGGCTTTCGATTCAAGAGCCAGATAGAGAGGAAGTGGGCTGATTATCTGCAAATTTTAAAAGACCTGGGAGCAATCATATCGTGGGAATACGAGCCTAAAAGGTTCTCCTGCGGTCATAAGTTCGGCAAGGACAGATATTATACCCCTGACTTCAAAATCGTGGAAGGCGAGCATGGAATCGAATACGAGTATTTTGAGGAAATCAAGACAACCCTGCGACAAAAGGACATATCACGTTTCAAATGGCTCAAACAATCGTTCCCTGAATTGATTATTGTTCTCGTCCTGCCTTACTGCGCAAATAATTCTAAACAGGCTTTACTTCGTCAGCAGGCTCATAAGTACGTTCAGAGAATCGTTTATGCAAATCCATTGTTCAAACAATACGGGATAAAATGAAACCTCCAACACTTGAGCAAATAATCGAATACGTCAAGGCCAAAAACTTAATGGTTAATGCAGAAACTTTTTATGAACATTATACCTGCGATGAGGACAATCTCTGGAAAGATAAAAATGGTAAGCCCATAAAAAGCTGGAAACAAAAAGCCCAGACATGGCATAGCTTTGAACAAAAACAGGGCAAGCCACATCGCTGTTGCCAAAGACCGTTCGGCTCTTGCCGGAACCCGGGAATATATTACGCTGGTACTGATGGTGATGGTCATTCACTTTTTTGGTGCCATTATCACAAACCCAAATTCAAGCCGGTATTGCCAAAGGATATAACTGAAAATGTTTTGAAAACAGTACCCAAAATAGATGTAGTCCTTGACGATGATGTTTATGTTTCAAAAGATTACGACAAACATCAATTCATAAAAAAAGACTGTGAAATAAGGGACAAATTACCAAAGATTTGAAAGGAAATTAAGATGTTAATAGGTTGCATATTTTTAGCTTTAACTATCGGATTCTGGACTGGTATTTTTCTTGCTGTATATGTTTCAGAAAAGGCTAAAGAAAAAGCGATAGAATCAGGAATGTTAACGAGTGGTAAATGCGCGTATCTTGTTGTTCCCATTAGTGTAGTAAGGGGTAAAGTTGATTTTATGGAAATAAAAATTGGTAATGAAGTAAAAATCATGGGTGAAAAAACAGAAAATTTGAAAGGAAACAAGCCATGAAAAAAGGAATGTTAGTAACAATGATTGTGCTGCTTGTTGTAGCGAATGTATGGGCGGATGAGCCGAATCAGCCAGAAATGAACGATGCAATCACAGCGAGGATTTTTACGGAGCCTACTCTCAGCCAGGCGAACATAGAAGGCTGGCTGGGCATCCAGAAAGACAATTCCGAGATTGGTCTAATTCTTGGATTTCTTGATGAATCCACAGATGAAGATTCAAGCATGACAATAGGCGCATTCGCAGCCTACCACTTCCCGGACATTCGTGAGAATCTTGAGAACATCTTCTGGCCGATAGACTTCATGCCGGAAACAATTGAGGCCGAGCCTTCGATAGGGTTATCAGGGACTTACAATCTTGAAACTGAAACTCTAAGGATAAGTCCGTTTGTCGGTTTGAAAATATTCGAATCAATTGAAATCGTCACCAGCTACAATGCCTTCGGCGGCGGCACGCCGGAAGCAGACCGTTGGCAAATAGGAATTAGCAAAATCTGGAGATTTTGATGATGCGGTGGGCGGGCAAGGAGTTTTGATATTAGAATGAGAATTGAAAAATGATAACATTGACTTTTCTTCTGTTGTTTGGCTCTACCTACAAACCACCTGTGATAACGGCCTGCCGGGAAGTCACGGAAAGCAAGTACTATGTTCAATGGCCTATCTATTGGAATCATGGGGAAGTCTATATCATGCAGACAAAAACAGACGAAACTCGCCGAGGCGTAGAAACCAACATTTTCAAAAAGGAGTAACTATGAGCAAGATATTTCTATCAATAGCAATGATGTGTGTTTTTCTGGGTTACGGTTCCGTGCCAGCCCCGGTCGTTCAGCCGGACGGCGTGACTTTCGACCCCAATGCAATGCCTTCGCCGGTGATGAAGGCTTTTAACTGCTGGCTGGGGGTCGAGAAATCCGGCGAGTTCGACTGCGAGTTCACCAGGGGCAATACCATTACGGCGACGGCAGACGCCGGTATGACTCTAAGCCTGAAAAGCAGTATCATCCTTATTGACGACCCGAACATTACAAAAAACACTTATATCTGGAAATGTACGCCAGCGACTTTGGGAGTAAAGGGCTATAACATTAAGGTCGAGGACATTTCCGTCACTGATTCCGAAGACAAACATCCCAAAGACGAGAGAACCATAGTCATCTTTGCGAAAAGATACCAGAAACCAGTTATTACAGGCTGTAGGGGAAATTGATTTTAATGATACATGATTTTCGGGCGGGCCTGCCTTTAGCGAGACCTCGCCTTTGGGCGGGCCTATGAATTGTGATGATACGGAAGAGCACAAACCGGCCCGCCCAGGATTTGAAATGGACTTCATAAACAAGATAATTTGCGGGGACTGGCAGGGATGCTACGAAGGTTCATGGAAGGACTTAATCACGCCGGAAAGTTTTGCGCATCCTGCGAAGATGGCAAAGTGCCTGCTCGATAAGATTCTCGACCATGCCGAGCAGGAGGGCTGGCTTTATCCAGGAGCGGTTATTTGCGACCCGTTCGGAGGAATTGGCTCGACCGGCATTTTGGGGGCTTATCACGGGTATCAAGTGGTCTGTGTCGAACTTGAAAAATCATTTGTAGATATGTCAAGGGGCTGCGAATGCGCCGGACTAACGAAAAATGAATGGGTGCGATGGTATGGTAGATTCAACCGAAATCTCGATATATGCCCGACTTGCCGTAATAATGCCGCCTTTTGGTACAAAAAAGACAGTGGCATAATACCTTCGACAGAGTTGCATCACTTTGTCGGTAACTTTGAATTGCACTACAACGCTTGGCAGAAGTTAGACTGCCCCCGCCCTATAATGATAAACGGCGATTCGAGAAGGCTGGCGGAGCTAATTGAGAAGGCTGATATTGTTGTGGGAAGTCCGCCATATAGCCACGAAGGATTAGGACATTCAGGAGGATTTACGGAATTTGATTTGTTACATAAATTGCATAGTAGAATAAACGGAGCATCTTACGGCACAACTCCCGGCCAGTTGGGGAGCATGAAGGCAGGCAGTATAGATTTGGTCTTGTCATCGCCGCCGTATTTGGTCGAAGAGCGATTGGGGCGAAAATTGACGGAAAAAAGCATCGGCGGTCGAGAGCCACAAATGAACGTCATTTATGGTTCAACTCCCGGCAATCTTGGCAATCTGAAATCCGGCTCGGTCGATGCAGTGATTTCAAGCCCACCGTATGCAGATGGTTGTTGTCGTACTGGCGGAGAACACGATTCTCAACCATTTATTGAAGGCGGCAAATTAGAAAATGTGTCTTATGGCACGACTTCCGGCAATCTTGGAAATCTAAAGGCAGGCGATGTGTCGATGGTCATTTCGAGTCCACCGTGGGAAGGGATAGAAGTTGCAAGTGCATGTAAGGCACAAAATCCAAATGGCAGACAAGCTACATACAAACGCTCTATGGGTTGTAATAATTATGGAGAAACCGAAGGACAATTAGGACATACGCAGGGCGAAACATTCTGGCAGGCCGCAAAAGAGATTGTATTGCAGTGCCATAAGATAATCAAGGACGGCGGGTACGCAATTTGGGTCGTCAAGGACTTTGTGCGGAACAAAAAGCGTGTGGACTTCTCCGGCGACTGGCGGCGGCTCTGCGAGGCGGTAGGCTTTGAGACGCTGCATGAGCATCATGCAATGCTGGTCAAAGAGAGCAAGCACAATGACCTTTTTGAAGGAGAGATAATTACTAAAAAAGAGCGCAAGAGTTTTTTCCGGAGGCTGGCCGAGAGCAAGGGAAGCCCCCGGATAGATTTTGAAACGGTTTTGTGTATGAGGGCAGGCCAGAAGGCTTTGTGGGAATGAATGAAACAATCGGAATAATTTGCACTATCTTGGCTGTTGCAGGCGTAGTTCTTAACAACAGGAAAATGAGACCATGCTTTATTATGTGGCTGTTTTCAAACGGAATTAGCCTTTGGATTCACCTTCAGGCCGGGATATGGAGTTTGGCTTTTAGAGACCTGATATTCTTTATACTGGCGATTGAAGGCTGGTATAGATGGAAGAAATGATGATTAGATTGGGTAATAAATCACTTGAAACACCATAGGGTAAAATATGAAAACTATAATTGATAAAAATGGGATTATTCGACTAAACCTTAAAAAAGGCAAATGTAGCAGTTGTGCGTTTGAAAGTCACTGGCAAGAATATGGCATGTGGTTTTCGGATTGCAATTTACCAGCAAAGTTTTCTGATAAATTACTTGATTTTGGTGAAGTTGGTAATATTGTACCCTGTCCATTTTGGAAACGAAAATCAACTACAATTTGCATAAAACATAATACTGAGAGTATTGATATTTGCGGTCAATGTGAATATGAGTTTGAAAAAACATTAGAAGAAAACACGAAAAAAGCATTCGCAGAGTATCCGTTAAATTTTTAAATATATGGTGAATGAAGTGATTTATTACCTTAGATTGTGTATCTGGAAACTAAAAGTATGTTACTTCAAGTTAATGTTCAGACTGTTCCAGATATTTCGCGGACATATTATAAAATTTGCAGAGAACTTAATTAAGGAGAACAAAAATGAAAACATCTGAACAATTCCATAAGTATGAAGATGAGTTCCTGAAATTTGAAAGAATACCACTTGCAAAACGATTGCATCTCAGACCGGATATATGTGCAATGCTTTATATCTCCAATTTATTTCCAGAAGCAATCGGAATAGACATTATAATTTTTGCGGAACATGAAATTTTCGGTGTTCCTATTCCAGATAAGTTAACGGATGAAGATGTAATATACCTTTCTCGTTGTGGCGTACATTACAGTACTGAATTTGAATGTTTAGCATTTTTTACTTAAGGAGAAAAAAAATGGATGCGATAATTGAAAAAGTATTGAGCATGATACCCCGCAAGATAATCGGTGGTCTTGTCGGTATGTACTTAATAGGCTACTTCGCCGAAAAGGGAATAGACTGGAAGATTCTGGCATTGATGACAGTAATCGGCATTGGAAGCGTGGCAAGTCACTGGGCGTTGGAATGGAAGAACCCAACACAGAACGGGGCGGCGAAATGAAAACAAAGTACAAATTCATAGAATTTTCAGATTTAGGAGATTCTTGGCAGTGTCGTACAAAACATGGTGTTTTGCTGGGACAATGTGGTTGGTATCCCAGATGGAAACAATATATATTTGTTCCTTCTGGGAATAATTGCTGTTTTAGCAATGACTGCCTGCGTGACATAGCAGATTTTCTTGAACAATTAAAAAGGCGGCGAAATGAGAAAATTAAAATATTGGATAGCAAAATTTCTTTTCATCATCGGATTTCGCAAATATGTTGGAATGGACAGAGATAATAAGCCATCTTTTATAGCTTTTTGGGATTGGCAAGAAAAATGGTTAGATAAATAGAGGTAGCAAATGAAACCCAAGCGTAAAAATCTTAATCTCCGGGAGGCTGAGTGCTGCCGATACTGCGTGCACAGTGACTACACTTGTGATTTGGATGATATATTTGGAAGAATAGTATGCGAATTTTTCCCGAAGATTATAGAGACAGAAATATGCAACAAATTTGAGTGGGACAACAAGCATGGAAGTTAAAACTATAATCACAATAATCCTGGAATTTTTCAAGTTGATTTTCGGCCGCAAAAAACCGAAGCCATTGGACAAAAGAACCTCAGAACTCGCCACCGAAATCAAAGAACTGGAGGACCAGAAAAATGACGCCGAAAAAAAGAAAAAAGCTGCTCTTGCTAACTGTGACGCTGCTGAGCTTAATAAGCAGCACAATCGGCTGTCAGAAATCGAATATAAGCTCAGGGACAAATTCGCCGCCTACGGTGAGGCTCTATATCATGCGCGAAGGTATGCAGGCTGAGACCACCGAAGGCTTGATAATAGTAGAGACCGACAGCGTCATTATACCAGGCTACGAATATGACAGGCTAACTGATAAATGAAACCTGAAACCATAATAAAACACTTGAAGGCTGAGAAGACCAAAGTATATATTGAGATGGTCAAGAGAGGCATTGAATTAGGAAATACCAGGAATATTTTGAAAAATATCAGGAATATTATAGAAAGTAATCGTCTTAATATGGATCCAAAAGTTTACAATGAAATTACGAGCAAGTTTGATGAGATTATGCTCGAATTTATCGATTTCGACCGCAGGAACAAGAAATAAAGCCCCTCGGCATTGTTCAGAAGTCATTTTTGGTTTTGGCTACGGCGGCTTCAAGTAAATGGTCAATAACACTTCCTTTGCATAAAGGCAATATATCTTGACCATATTCCCTTAACATTTTCAAAGTACATTCACACGCTTCAAGCAAATCCGGGGCGGCGGCGATTAGGCGGGCGTTACTCTCTGCCTCTTTAACAAATTCTTTTGATTTATACTTAAACTCACCGCCATAGTAAGCAGCTATTGCCCTGCCAGCTTGTCGAATTTCCCCACATTCAATCGTCCATTTTCTTTGTGTTGTCATTTCTCACCTTCTTTCTCTTTACAATAAAGAAAAGTTTAATCTGGTTTTTGAAGGGAATCTTCAAATAACATAGTTTCAAGAGCATCGACTTTACCGCGAAGATACTCAAACTCATCCAATTCGCCGGAATCTTCGTCCGGCAACTCACAAACTAATTCGTCTGGTAAAGCCAAATCGAACCGGCCAAAACGGCGTAAAGTATCTACTCGACCATTTATATAAGATGGATATTTTAAGACTGCCATAATTACACCTTCTTTCTTTCAAAGCCCCCCGGCAATTCCCGAAGCCAGGGGGCAGGGTTAAAAATCAGTTAAAATTCTGGCAGACATTGGCAATTACATGGGCCACCTTTACAGCCAACTTGGTGGTCATAGTTGCTCGCCCAGCCGGGGCCGTTGTTTCCTTCTTCGGCTTTGGAATCACCAACCATAACTTGTACCCGCCGCCTTGCCTCGCGTTCAGGTGGTTTGTTACCGTCCTGTGAAAGTGCTTTCGCTACTTTCGTGGCCTCTTTTAGTCCTTTGGGGTTGTAAGGATATGGGCCATAATAGTCCGTACCAAGTCCGCTACCACCATCAAGTGATTCGAGTTCATCGAAAACCCAATACGCCCATTCTTGCGTTTGATTTTTAGTTTCAGATTTCATTTTTAGCCCCTTTCTAATAAGTTGTTAATAAAGCCCCGGCCCCATGACCACACGGTCACAGGGCTGGGCTAAAATATGCTTACTCTTTGAATTTGATAACAGTTTTGTTTTTGTTCAAAGCACAAACTACTTGGTCATCATGCCAACCAGCATCTTTAAGCATTCCGCCGATTGACTCAACCAACGCATTGTAATCACCAAGATTTTTAGCCAAAACTTTCAAATCTCTTGTTTCGTAAAATTCTCCTTCATCATTGACCTCTAAGTCAAAACCAATTTCTTTTACGATATCAAGCATAGCACAAACAAGGGTATGGCAACGGACAAAATGTTCGGCATATTGAGTTTTGCAAAATTCGTGAGCCTCAAATATTTCGCCTTTTTGGTAAAAGGTTATGTCGCTGCTTTCGCAACCTTCACCGGGCCATAAACTAAGTGAAATAACTTCAGACGGAACGCCATCCGACTTAATCATAGTCCAAGTGTCAAGACCACGTTGCTTTATGAGCAAATCCCGCTGGTGTAAGTTTTCTTTGCTGTTGTTTGGGCAAATACATTGTCTTTGTAATTCGTCAAAGAAGTCAATGTCATCTTGGGTAATAACTTTATGTTCGACTTGCCCGACTTCTTCAAAAGGCAAATCTAAACATTTTTGACGCAGTTTTTCAAGCCCATCAATAGCCTGTTGCGACGTTTTCGCAATAATTGTGTAATTGATTGTAAGTCCCATTTTTAGCCCCTTTCGCAAAAAGACAAGCCCGCCGTCCAGCTTCGGGTATGGCGTACTCGGATTGACCGGACAAGCGGGCCTTATTGTTATTAAAATATTTTAGTGCTTTTGCCATACCCGCTAACCACTACAAGGTTAGAATTCACTTACAAGGGCTTGTTTTGCATATTCAAATCCCGTAAAGCCCCAGCAACTATCGAAGTTTATCATTTTCTTATCTTTGTCAAGGTTTTCGACTACACAACCGTAAACATCACCGGACAAATAAGAATTCCATTCTTCTGTTAATGCTTTAGCTGCATTATAGGCCTTTTCTTCTGTATCAAATTCCTTTTTGCTTGCAAGCACACAGCCACAATGAGAAGTATCCCATCCGCCTGGATCAACTTCAAAACTTGTTCGGCCAAGTTTTAGCCATACGCCACTGTGGATTAAGGCGGATAATTCGAAGATATAAAAGCCGTTCAATTGGTGATTTTCTTTTTCTTCTTCGTCGATATTGCCATGAAGATAATCAATGAGTTGGTTTTCTTCAACATATTTGCTTTTTACCCAGAAGTCCCGATGATAATGAACGAGAAATAAAGACTCATCTCCATTCTCATCTGGTGATATGGGGTTTTCATCTTGAACAAGATACTTTAATTTGTATCCGTCCTCTGTCTTTTCACAAGTGATAGTGTTTTCGACTGGTTCATATTGATATTCTTGATTATTGTCAATATCAATATACTTTGTTGTGGTTACTTTCTTAATCATTGCCATACCCTTTCAAAAGTGTTATTAAATTTGATTATTTATTCTATCGTCATAATACGATAATAGCTTTAATCCGTCAACAGGAAAAATATTTTCAAAGCGAAGATTTATATAAACGCCTTAAAATTATATACTTACAACAACACTTTTTTGCTTATAGTATTATTATCAATATTTATATAGATTTATCTTGGTTTAACGTGAGACTTGTTATAATAGATTATATGATGATGAAGCATGGAAGCTATTATCAAGAATATATCGGGCGTTCGCTCGTCAACTTTGAAAGACAAGCGGATGCCCGTTTTATTTTAAAAAGCAACGTAGTAGGCTTTAAGGAAGGGAGCAATGTCTATCAAAGTTGACAACTCCAAGATTTGTTGTGCTGGTAGCCAGGTGCAACAAGGAACGCCGTTTTTGATGATAGCGGATATGGACAATACGAACGGCCTGTCCAGCAACTATAATCCGTTTGGCTGCCGATTACATGGGAACTTCAATTGGCTCCGTCGGGCAGTAAGCATTATTCCTTGAGCTGAAAGTGATAATAGGCAGTTAGTTAGTCTTAACTGTGACTTTGTGGATAACAGCACTTAAATTGTGGATAACTTTTTAGGCGTGACTGTTAAAACTGGTATTGAATGTTTCTTAATTTCACCATCAAACAGTAAGCTTAAAGACTATCGATACTTATGTTAAAGATAACAGTACAATTACTGAATGAAGGCAAAAGTAATAATGGAGCCTGGAGCTATAAACAACTAAGGGCGTTGGGTATAAATCCACGTTTTAACTCTGGCTGGCTAAAGAAGTCAATAGGTATTCCGATAACACAAGAGCAGTTGAATACGTTTTTGGCCTTAAAGAACAAGCATATAAAAAACAAACAGCCTCAAAGGCGACAGGAAAAACTATTCAAAGATGATATTCCGGGCATGATACCTTACGAAGACTATCTTCACATGCAAAGCATAAAGCAAGAGATTAAAAACACCCAAAGTCATAATTGTAAAGAATGTTATCACTTCAAAACCAACAACTGTACTTTCCGGATCGACGGCGGATGTATAGAGTACATAGAAGCTAAAGAGATATTCGCGGAGGTTTAAGACAAATTGACAAAGCCAAATCAACTTACATTAAAGCAGCAGTTATTTGTAAATGAGTACATAATAAATGGAGGGAACTGCTTGAGTGCTATGTTAAAAGCTGGTTATGCTGAAAAATACGCATATCACTGGAATACAAAGATATTGGAAAGTATTGGTATCAAAAGAGCTATTGCAAAGCATAAGGCTAATTTGGCGGCTAAATTTGAGGAAACAGAGGAAACAATTGCAAGGAAAGCTGAGGAACATCGTTTACTTGCGCTTGATAAACTTGATTTATCAGCAGCGAATGGGGCTTTGACGATACAAGCTAAATGTTTTGGTATCTTAAAAGATAAGAGCATATCACAATCATCGGATATACCATCTATGAATGAGCAGCAGCAGGCGGAAGCGCGTAAAATAGCGGAGATAATAGCTAATCAGGCCTTAGATCAGAACATAATTAAGATAAAATCTGCGTAATTGAGCCAATAATGCAGAATGTAGGATAATAACTATTATGCGACATAGGGAAGAAAGCCAGGATAAAGGCAAAGTAAACCAGGGCGAAAGCGGAGTCTTTATGGAGACTATAAGTTCAGGCGAGTCAACGATTTATTACAGGCAAGACCCCCCTATACCCCCCAAGCCGCCGGTGGCATCAGATAGTATTATATCCCTCTCTATTCCGGCTGATTTTAAGGATTGTTAATTTAGGTAATTTATGAAAGTTAGATTTGAAGAAGATAAGAAAGAGTTGGTTTTTGAAGCGGAAACGAAGATGGATGCCTTTCGTCTTGGCAAGATAATCTACAGGTTGAGGGATTATAACCTCAATTATAGTATTCAAGGTGACGTTTTAGAGGTAAAGTTAACTTCTGGCGTTATTTTGTCATTTTTAGAATTTGAGGATTAGGTAATATATGGCTTACAAGGACAAAGAGAAGCAGAAACAGGCATCAAAGGAGCGTGCAAGGCGTTACAGAGCCAAGATAAAAGGCGTTACGCCCGTCGCGCCCGAAGGCGTTACCGTCACGCCTTGCGTCACGCCCAAGTATCCTTCTGAATATGGCTTGCCTGGATGTGCTTGTATGATGTGCAGAGCCAAGCGAAGTAACAAGAGTAATGCTATAATCAATCATGGACCATACAAGCGGGCGGATAGGCTTAGTCCTAATGAGCTTAATCGTGTGCCTTTGCCGGGCGATATTGATTATTCAGGTATTGTAAAGTTGGATGAGATACCGGGACATTGAATGGACTTAACATCCGAACAAGTAGCGAGCAGTGACGTATTGACGTGGGTTCTTTTGAAGCAGATAAGGCTTCAGAGTGGGGACGTTTACACGCTCGTTGGTCACGAGTACATGAAGAGACCGATGATGAGCAAATGCCGCAAGAAGGCCGCCATGAAGGCCACGGGTATGGGATTTAGCGAGGGGATGGGCATATTACCAAGTTTACACGGTTTGAGGTATGGCAGGTACAAGCAGGGTGTTTTGTACCTGTTTCCTACCAATGATGATGTTCAGGACTTTAGTAAGAGTCGTTTTGCGAGTTTGATAGCGAATAACAGGGCGAGCATAGGTCAGTTTGTCAAGAGTGGCGGTACTGGAACTGACACCGCGAGGTTGAAGAAGGTCGGTAATTCCTATCTGTATTTAAGGGGAGCTACGTTATCGCCGGAGGACGAGGGTGGCGGCGGCACTAAATCGACGAAGTTGAGTGGTATTCAGGTTGACAGGGTAGTTTTTGACGAATTAGCTCAGATGAATATAGAGGCCATTTCCAAGGCCGTAGGCCGTATGCAGCATTCAGAGATTAAGGAGGAGGTCTATATCGCCAATCCGGGTGGAGAGGACGAGGACATAGACCTTGTAATGCAGCAAACCAATCAGATGTACTGGCACAGAAGATGCGGATGCGGGACATGGACTTGCGCCGAGTTGGAGTTCCCGCAATGTGTAAGACTTTATCCCGACGAAGACGAGAGGCGGAGGTCAGGCAGGAAAAGGGGATATATCGCCTGTAGTAAATGCGGGAAGGAAGTTTCGGTTTGGAACGGATTAGGAAGCAGCGAATGGGTAGCGAAGAACACGGGTATTGTTGACTTCGAAGGTTATAATTTGAGTCATTTATCGTCGGCGTTTGTCGATCCTGCGGACGTTTTGGACCATTTCAACAATCCCCCTCATGGCAATCTGGGTGATGTTATTCGTTTGGAGTTAGGGAAGGCATACTCCTCGAAGGAGGACAAATTGCAGAGGCAGATGGTTTTACAGCTTTGCGGGCGGGAGATAATGCCTGACAGGCACAATGGTCCCTGTGCGATGGGCGTTGACGTAGGTATTGTTTTTCACGTTGTTATAGGAACGAGGACCGGCAAAGACACTTTTGAGATTATCAGGGTTGCGCAGGCCAAATGCTGGGAGGAGGTTGAGAGCTTAGGGAAGAGGTACGGAGTTAAGAACGAGGTTGACGATATTCGGCCTTACGAGGACAGTGCGAGAAACCATCAGAAGCTTATGAGGAACGATGGTATCAGGGTTTTCCTGTCTCAGTACGTTGAGAGTCCTCTTCGGGAGGCCGACTTCAACGATAACACGGGTATAGTAAAGGTTTACAGGACGGGCATATTTGATAAGAGTCACAGGTACATTGTCGATGGAAAATTTACTTTACCCCGTCAGAGTCCCGCGATAGAGGAGTTCGCCCGTCAATGTTGCAACTGTGCCAAGCACAAAGAGGAGGTCAGGGGCGGCGGGATAGTCTATCGGTATGTCAAGACGGGCACAGGCGAGGACCATTATCGGAACGCCCTGAACTATTTTTTATTGGCTGCCGAGGGCTGTCATACGAAGATTGTAAGTTCTTCCGGCTACAGGAAGCCTTTGGCGACGAAGTGCATCCATGAGACGGTTCGGATATGAGGGGAAATTCTCAGGGAAGATATGAATAATTTTATCTTGACAAAGTATAAGGAACGCCTATAGTAATATTATGAAATGTAAAGATTGTAAATATTATGGTAAGTACAAAGGTAATTTACACCGTAATGACAAAGATAAAGAACTTTATGAATGTTTAAATGAGAAGTTTAATAATATGTTAATTTGTTGTTGTGAATGTGTTCATTTTAATCCGGACGAAGATTTTGGATGTATATTATTTGAACCTAAATAATTAAATAACGGGCTCCCTGAAACTTAGGCCAAGGTCAAGGGACGCAAGAACAAAATTTAAGCAGGTAAGTGCTTATCCATTTACCTGCTTTTTTTGTTGCCCGTTATAAGGAGATTTTTTTCGATATGTCGAGACCCAAGATTAAAGCTCCCAGCGTTATGCCGCCGGTTCAGATACCAGAGGTAAGTAAAGAGCCGGAGGACTGGGCTGTTAAGCAAGCCAAGAGGCGCAGGGGCTTTGAAAAGACTTTATTGACGGGTGCGAAGACTCCGAAACTGGCGCCGAAGACTTTTCTGGGGGTAGGAAATGTCTGAGATTGAGGACAGAAGGGCGGTCGAAATTATTCACATGGCCGAGCAGGAGGAGTCCAAGGCCGCGAATTTCCGCAGTCTTTACCAATCGGTCGCTGATTTGATGTATCCCGTGGAGAACCAGATAACCGGCAGTCATACTCCAGGGGAGGATAAGTCTTTGAATATCCGAGATCCGACGGGGATTTTCGCCCTTGATGATATGGTGGCCGGCCTTATAGGGACATGGATACCTTCCGGCCAGAAGTTTTTCGGCATTAAGGCCAAGGACAGGAGAAGGGGCGGCACGGACAGGTCTTTGCGTTATCTCGCTCTCGCAACTGACGTTGCCCACGAGGAGATGTTCGAGAGCAATTTCATGCTCCAGCTTCACGATACAGTGAAGGCATTAGGCGCTTTTGGGACGGGAAACATTTATTCTGAATGGAACACCAAAGTCGGTGGTTTGAATTACAAGGACTGGCACATATCGACATATACGATAAAGCAGGACGCCAGGGGCAGGGTCGATACCGTTATTATAACTTTTGATTATACAGCGAGGCAGGCGTGTGACGAGTTCGAGAATCCCGGGGAGAAAGTCATTAAAGATGCCTCTGACCTGAAGACCGAGAGCAAGCTCCACACTTTCATTTACGTTGTAAGACCGAGACTTAAAAGAAATGTAATGCTCGTTGATAATCTCAATATGCCATGGGAGAGCGTTTACGTTAATAAGAACGAGAAAATTATCGTTGATGAGGGCGGGTTTGAGGAGTTTCCGTTCGCCGTTCCCCGGTGGGAGAAGTCGTCGGTCGAGAAGTACGGAAGGGGCAGGGGCACGGTAATGCTGAGTGCCGTCAAGGAGCTTCAGCAGATGCACAAAGACTTCGTGGAATGCGGAAATCGCTGGAACAATCCTTCCCGATGGCAGATAGATGCTGCTATGGAGGGTACTTTGGACAATTCCCCGGGCGCCTTGAACCACTTCATGGAGAAGGATGCCGCCGGGGCGCTCGATAGCCAGCTTAATGGCAATTTCCCGATAACGAAGGACGTTATAGAGTTCCAGCAGGAGATTATTAATAAGGGTTTTTACAAGGACATATTCGTTCAGATGGCCGATTTGAAGGGCGACAGGAGAACTACGGTCGAGATAGAGGCCCGCCTGAAAGAGGGATTGAGGAGGCTGGTCTCCCCTGTGGCGAGAATGGAGAGCGAACTTTTCACCCCCTTGATTACCAGGAGTGTTCTTTTACTGATAAGGAACGGCAGGATACCCAAGCCTCCCCCGGAACTTTCAGGGGCGGAGTTCGGAATAGAGTACATGGGCGAACTTGCGATGGCGATGAGGAACTACCAGGCCCGCGCCTTCACGCAGTTCACATCTTTGTTGGCGGGTATGGCGCCGATGTTCCCGGAGGCTACGGACATTTTGAATCTTGACAGGGCCTTGCCGAATATCGGCGTTACGATGGGTGTTAGGGTCGAGGACATGAATACCGAGGAGGAAATCGCCGCCAAGCGTGCCAAGCGTGCCCAGGACGAGATGCAGATGAAGATGCTCATGGCGGCCCAGGCCGGGGCTGAGGCTTATAGCAAGGCCACTAAGGCGCCGGAGGCCGGAAGTCCGGCTGAGGAACTTGTAGGAGTATGATTTATGCCTGAAGCGATGGAGAGAGGTTTGAAGGCGACGGCCAGAAGGAAGGGTTATAAAGGCGAAAGATTCAGGGCCTACGTTTACGGGACTATGCGAAAACATGGTTGGAAACCCAAAAGGGAGCAATGATGGCTAAGATTAGTAAAAAATTACTGAAATGGCGAAAGCGTCAGAAGCGAGGCGCGATAATGAAACCTTCGACCTTCAAGGAGATTGAGGCCAGGGCCGCCGCATCAGGCGCGACAAATCCCAAAGACGTTGCCGGCCATGCTTACTGGGCGACTGCAAGAAAGAAATTCGCTAAGAGGAAGAAATGATTTTAAGAAAATGGTACAGTCCTTGGGTTGAAAGAAAGGTATGGTATTTTTTTACTGCGAAATACATGGCTGCGAATAAAAGTCTTTTAAGGGTTTTATGGTCAATGGTAAAGGCTTATGCCAACTGAAGTCGAGCAAATGTCAATAATGTATAAAGACGTTTTCGGTTCCGAGAACGGCAAGAAGGTCCTTCAGGATTTGGATATTAAGGGACTTTTCAGGAGAGAAATATTTGTCGAGCAGTCGGAACGCAAGACCTGTTTTAATTTGGGAGCGAACTGGCTGATAAGATATATACACACGATGATAGAGAAGAACTTAATGGAAGAAACACAGAAAGAAGTCATTAACAGGGAGATTTTATGAAAGACGAAAAAGGGACAACTGCTGCCGTCGCGCCGGTTCAGGATGCGAAAACGCCAGCCCCGACAATGTACAGGGAAATCGAGCAGGACGTTGAAGTTCCAAGAGGATACGTGAAAGTCACGGAGATTATCGCCTACGAAAAAGCCGGGAAAAGAAAAAACGAGGACGGCAAAGAGGAGATTTTGGAGAAAAGGCACGGGAAATACTTCTGCCAGGACACGGAGGACGTTAATGTTTTCAAAGCGAACAATCCCGGTTTGAGAATTGAGACGTTTTCCATCCAGCTTCAGAAATCCACGGCGATTAGATACATTGACAGCCCGGAGAATATGGAACAGTTTAAGGGGAGGAAGGACTTATGACCGAAGAAAATGTGACGACTTCCGGGACATCAACCACGGATGAAAAGAAAGCCTCCCCGGCGCCTTTGACGAGTTTCATCGGGGAGCAGGGTGAGCTTAAAGAAGGCTGGCAAGGGATTTTTCTGCCCGAAGATTTAAGGTCTCAGCCCATCTACAGCCAGATAAAGGACATTAAGGGCGCCTTCAGTATTATCGGCAACCAGGCAAAATTAGTAGGCAAGAAGGGAATCATACCACCTACGGAGATTTCTCCCCAGTCCGAATGGGATGCCTACTATGACGCCGCAGGACGCCCCAAGACCGCTGGTGATTACAATTTACCCATTCCTAAAGAGTTCGAAGATTACTACGATGAAGGAATGATTAAGCAGGGGAGGGAAATCTTCCACAAGATAGGATTGAATCAGAAACAGGCCGATGCCCTCTGGGAATTTGAGAAGGCCAGAGTCGCATTAATGGACAAGACCATTACGGAGTCCGAGGCACTTGAAAAGTCTCAGGCCGAGACCGCCCTCCGGCAGAAATGGGGGACGGCCTATGACGAGAACAAGCATATTGCCGATAGGGTGGTTTCAGAAAATGTACCCCCTGACAAAATGGATGCTTTTCTGGCCCAGTACGGGAATGACCCCCTGATTGCGGAAGTCCTGTCCATCGTCGGCAGGAAATTTCTGGAACATAGAATAATAACCGATATTACTACTCCGGTTGCCGCTGCAAATAAGAAAATCGATGAGCTTATGGGCAAAGATTTACCGGTTGCCCAGCAGAAGGCCCTGCCTTACTGGGACAGGAACCATCCTAATCATCAAGCGACCGTCGATATGGTTCAGAACCTTATGAAGGAGCAGGCTTCCCGGAGATAGAAAAAGGGGACAATCTTTAAGAAAAGACCCCCGTTTGGAGTGTTTAAGTCAAAACTGGACAATCAGCTTAACCGCTGACCCGAAAGATGGTGGTAATCCACCGGCCAACCGGCCTTTCGGCAGGACAGGCCCATTTAAGTGGACAACCTTTCCGACAAAAGAATTTAATTTTATTTGGAAAGGTTACTTAAATGAGTCTTCAAATACCGGTATCATTTGTTGACCAGTTCAAGGCGAACATCCTCATGCTCAGCCAGCAGAAGCAGGCCAAGCTGAGAGGTTGCTGCCGCCCTGAAGCGATCACAGGCGATACAATGTATGTTGAGCGCATTGGGCCGAAGGACGCCGTTCTGAACACGACACGGCACGGCGAAACGCCCATTTCAGACGCCCAGCATTCAAGACGCAAGCTATCAATGGCGGATTATGATGTTCCTGCCGATTTGATAGACAAAGCTGATAAGCTGAAACTGCTTATCGATCCTCAATCGTCTTACGTCAATAACCAGGCATCCTCCCTCAATCGAGCCATAGATGACGTGATTATCGCCGCCCTGTTCGGTGCCGCTTACAGTGGTCACACGGGCGCGACGACCGTCAATGTCTATGACGTCGGAGAGTGCCGCCTGGTAAATTCGGACGGTACTATCGAGGCCGCAGGAAGCGATTGGGACGATGACACCGAAACCGGCCTTACAATAGCAAAGCTTCTGACCTGCAAGCAACTCCTTGACGACGCTGAGATTGACGAGGAACGTCAGAGATATTTCCTCACGAATCCCTACAACATCAACCAGTTGCTCAATACCACCGAAGTCAAGAGCGCGGACTACAACACCGTTAAGGCGTTAGCCCAGGGATATATTGATACTTTTATGGGCTTTAAGTTCATAAAGAGTACGAGACTTCCCGCGGACGATAGCGACACGGGCGCTACGAAATGCGCGGCTTTCGCGCAGGACGCAATAGTCCTGGCGGTGGCGCAGGAACCACAGGTGGACATAAGTGTTCGTAACGATTTACGAAACGCCGTACAAGTATATTCGACACTCAGTATAGGCGCAACAAGAGTCGAAGGGCCCGCGGTAGTTCCAATTCTTCTGGATACTGTATAACCAAGAAAGGAGATTTTTCAATGAGTAATTACTTTACATATCCAAACAATCCGATTCCCTGGAACGGTTCTCCGAAGGATTTTAGCGGTGATAGTGCTGATGTTCCGTTTATGGGTCTTTACGCCGTAGAGACGGTACAAAGGTACATTCCCGGCACGAGGCATATTACCTGGGACGGTCGGGTATTTAAGTATGCTCTGGCTGCGGATACGGTTGGTCCTGGCAGACCTGCCGGATTTGGCGCGAGCGTAGCGACGAATGGCGTTGCTTATACGACCATAACTGGTTCTAAGGTTGTTGGCGATGTTCAGGTTAGCATTGCTTCGCAAAGTTTTGCCAAAGACATCTTGGCTGGCGGTCTGGTACTTCTTTATGGTGATAGTTACACTTATTATCAACAGAGAGGTATCATCGGTAACAACTATTGTTCAAGTGCGACCTTAAATATCGACTTGGACGGTCCGTTGTCCGTAGCCATAACTACAGCCAGTACGGGCATTGAGGTAATGCCAAATCCGTACAGGTACATTCACAATGGCACTACAATCAATCCAGATGCTATGAGTGCCGCCGGAATACCGGCTGCGCGTGCCGTATCCGGGGAGTTTTTCTGGATGCAGACTTGGGGAATGTGCAATGTAGAACCTGGCGAAACCATTAGTGGCGGTGATTGCAGGCAGTTGGTGAAACGGTCAGGCACTTTTGCTTGCGGACTGCACACGACTGCTAACGCTATCACGCTTCAATCGCAACATTACGGTTTTATTTTGGATTCGGGCACATCCAGCACCGTACCGTTTGTGATGTTGCAAATCAGTATTTAGGAACTGTTTTTTATGGAGATTCTTGAACGAGCGAAAGGCGATTCAGGCGATATAGTTTCGCCTTTTGCAGACGAGAAGGAACTCAAAGAAGAAGTAAATCGGCGGACGGCCAGGGCGGGTTATACGACCCGTCTTGGCGAGCCGCCTTATCGCACGAAGATTATGAACAATGGTTTTGGTGAAAGTAAATTGAATGTATGGCCGCGCGACGAGCACGGCAATTTGATAGGAGATTAATTTATGGCAGTAGCAACAGCTAATCAAACGCTTCATGGATTTGTTTATTACCTCAAACACAATCCTTTTAAATCAATTGAAGCTGGTTTTACTCACGCCGATTTGGACGCGATGCTGACGGCTTATATAGCGGTAAATGCTTCGGACGCTACATTGACGGCGGACCCTTTGAGCTATGGTGCGACGCAGGATTTCCCCAAACGTGATACGACCGGCGCAGGCCGGGCGGACGGGGCGGGAGTGTCCTGTACTACGCCGTCAACAACGGTAACGGACCAGGCTTATTATCCTGACCAGCATTACGGAGGTTATTGAAAATGGCACTTGATGCAATTAGTACACCGACAATAGTTGACGAGATACCTTTCAAGGGCAGGAGTTTATGGGCGATTAACGGTTATGATACCGATGCTTCGACCGCCATTGACATTAAGGATGCCCCCGGGGCGGGTAAGTCCCTATACATTACTTCCGTGATTATTACCTGCAACGATGCCGACGCCTATCCCCAGTTACAGGACGGAGATGCCACTATTTTATTCGGCAGGTTTTTCACTACGGCAACGGATTCCCTTAGTCTTGTTAAAGAGTTTAAGCGCCCTATTAAGGTCGCAACGAACAAGTCTATCGCGTTAAAGGCTGCGGCGGGCGGTAATGTATCTATCTGGATGGAAGGTGCAACGGCGGATGATTGATTGAAAGGAGATTAATTATGGCCCTTAACTGTGAGTTCGAAGTGGGACCTGACTGCATTGTTTTTATTACCCGGTCCAACGGCGACAGGATTGAACTGAAGGGTTTTGACCTTGACGCCGAAAACGCCGCAAATCTGGCAACAATGATAAATGAGGGAATGAATGTAAAAGTCGAATTAAAGGAAATAGAAACATGAGTCTTACGGAAACCGAAGTCGAAATCTGCAATCAGGCTCTCGGTAAGTTCGGCTCGGAGTCGATGGACTACGACGTTCAGACGACCAACGTGGCCCTGAAGTGTATTCAGCATTACGAGCAGACGCGAGACGCCCTCCAGAGAAGGTACAGGTGGAACTTCTTATCGAAAAGAATTGTCCTGGTTGGTGACTGGGAAACCGGTAAAAAATATACTACGGACCATTACGCCTGGGAAGATGAAATTCTTTATAAGTGCAATACAGCGCATACATCGACAACCTTCAATTCGAATTACGTCTATGACGGGGACGATATTGTCTATGACGGGGATGATCTTGACGTTGACGATTTGGTGGTCGATTCGGACGTGACATTCAACTGGACGATGGTTTTGGAAGTTGATTACACGCCGGACTTCTACTGGAATTACAAATACCAGCTTCCCGCCGACTTTCTGAGACTGAAGCCCGAATATCTTCACGGTTATTACGGTGTTCATTTCAAGATTGAGGGCGATTACATTCTCTGCGATGAGACGGAGATTAATCTTCATTACATAGCGAAAGTCACTGACCCCGATGACTTCGACCAGTTGTTTACGGAAGTCCTGATTCTGGAGTTGGCCTTGAAACTGCTTTATCCCATTGCAGGAACGAATACTCAGGACATTAAGCTGGAACTTCAGAGGGAGCGTATGGAGGCGATAAAAGGCGCGATGGCTGTCTGTGAATCTGAAACGAACCAGACCGGTCATTCCGACTGGAATGAGGCAAGGTCTGGTTCAGGAATCTTATAGAAAGGATTGATTTATGAGTGTTGATATTAAAACTGTGGCGATGAAACTGTTATCTTCGACTACCGTTTCTTTTGCTGCTGCTGCGGCAACGACCCTTTATACCGTGCCTGCGGGATTCAGGTGTGTTTTGAGCCACGCGGACGTTGTTGCGGGCGCGGACGCGGGCACTTCTACTGTGACTATCGGACGATCTACGGCCCTGACGGACTTTTTGGGTACGCAGACCCTGTCCAACCTGGACGCGGCCTACGACAAGGTGACTTTGCAGCCCATTCCCAACGCCACACCCGTCAAGCAGAAGTCTTACGCGGCTGCGGTGGTAATCCAGATGGACGTTACGAGCGCTGCAGGCGGGGCGACTAATACTGTGTATCTTTTCGGTTATCTCTATGCGGTATGAGGAAAGACTTCTTCATAAAGAAGGTCTTTATGGAAATATTAAAGACTTAAATAACGGTCATTGTGGATAATAGGCAAAGAATAGAACTGAAATTCATATAGGGGATAAAATGTCACTTACAGACAAACTTGATATTGCATACGCCGAATTGACACAGGCACAAAAGGTAGCAAAGGCGAGGGCTTTAATTCAGCCGGTTAGAGAAGATGTTCTCCGTGTTAATACCGAACTACAGGCACTTGCCGATAGTGGCACGTTCAATACAGTTGATGTTGATATTAAGGCGGCTCTTGTTGCTGCATGGAACGTAGTTAAGGCGGCAAAGACCGGATTTGAGAATGTCACCGTAAAAGAGTTGCTCGATTGGCGGCCATAATATGCCTGGTACATTCGCATACACTGTAGCAACAAACAAGATAGTCGTTACTGATGGTACATCCGGTGCGCCTGCCACGTTCAATGATATGTACACGGCAGACCAAGCGGGTACGGGGACTATCCTGAATGTCGCGGAGAATGGTGCGGCTGCCGTCACTCTCGATTACCAGATACGACCGACGCATTCTAAAGCCTTGATAATCAAATGTATCGTTACCTTAAAGACGGCGGAGGCTGATTATATCTTCATTACCGGAACTGATGCGTGGGACGCCGCCCAGACTGAATCTCTCGATGTTACGGCAGGCAACGGCACTTATACCACGACCAAACGATTCAAGACAATTACGAATCTTGATTGTTCTGATAATGCCGCAGGTGGCGGTACGGTCTGGGCGGACGGGAAAATCGCCGTTACACAGGACATCTGGGGAGTAGTTTGGGAGATTGTAGCTGACGCTGAGTATAAGATTGACTGCAATGTTGACTTTGGCGATGGAGTGACGGCGACATATTTTACAAGCAAGAACGAATTAGTTTATTTTGCCGACGATATTGATATTCTCGTGACGGCTAACGCAACACTGAAATTGGGAGAAAGCAATGGAGATTATAGTCGCAACGGGTCAATGTGGAGTTTGCATCTTTCATCTACTCCAAAGACAATTTCCAACACGAACGGCACAATAATTCTATATGCTTCGTTTCTGAAATTCAGGTCGAATGTTCTTGTTCGTAGTTACGCCAACTGCACAATCAATAAATCTCAAATTGATATGTCCTATGATATTTTTGGGGGTGACATTATCTCATGGTCGTTTCGAGATGGAAATATAAATCTGGAGAGTTTTTATATATGTAATACAGGTTCACTTGCTTTTTCAGTATCTCCTATTTCTGCAAACAATATTCATATTCACGACACGAAGTATGGTTTGGAATTCGATACTGGTAATGTTACTGTTTCTAAATTACTAATAACGGATGCTTCTACAGAAGAATGTCGCGGTTATCTCACAGATAGTATCATTACAGACCCCGTGATTATTCCAACATTGATAGGAATGTATGATTCTGGAGATTCACTCACAGTAAGATATACGACGAATATCCACGTAGCTGATGAAGATGGAAATGATTTGGCAGGAGTTACGGTTGCCTGTGTTGATAAAGATGATACGGCAGTTTTCAGTGTAGTAACTGATGCTAACGGTGACATTGCAGAACAAACGATAAATTATAAGAAATGGGCAGGAACGGACGAAACGCTCACCGAATATAGTCCGCATAAATTTACATTAACATACGGTTCGGAGACACAAGACATAGAAGCTATCACCGTTGACCATCCTATTGTATGGCATCTGGAATTTCCTTCTTACACGACATTAGGAACTCAAGTTGCGGCGATTTATAACAAATTGCCAACGAATTACATTATGGGTAGTAGTAACGTAAATGACCAAGATACAGTTATTCATACTGGTACTGTCCCTGATGATAATTCAACTGCAAACAGTATTAACTTAGCTGCTTCGGCATCTGCAACGAATGATATTTATAATGAGAATCTTGTTATTATTATTAGTGGTACTGGTTCTGGACAGGCAAGACTTATTACTGATTATTTCGGTGGCTTAAAAGCAGCGGCCATTAGAAATTCCTGGGTAATTACTCCTGACCATACGAGCGTCTATCGAATATATCCATTCAGCGGTATTTTATACGCCAATACCGGGGTATGCAACGGCGGGGCGGCAGATTCAATTACATTACGAACTCCTGCTCCTGCAACGGCAGACTTATACAATGGTCATACAATTTATATAAGCGGCGGGACAGGAGTAGGCCAGGCACGATTGATAACAGATTACTCAGCGGGATTGGTAGCTACAATTAGTCCTAACTGGGATATTACACCTGTTGTCAATGATAGCGTATATATCGTTCTTCCGATTGGTATTGGAAATGTATATGCAGATGTAACTGCTATAAAAACTGTTACGGATGTCATACCAAACGCCGGTGCATTAACTGATATAGATACCGGAGTTAATAATATCGAAACGGCAGTAATTACCAATGCGGCAGGAACGGATATAGCGGCTGATATTATAGCTTTACAGACAGATGTAACTACAATTGACGGTAAGGCAGACGTGATTCAGGAGCGGACGGACAATCTGCCTGATGACCCCGCCGACCAGAGCGAGGTCGAGACTGCCATAACTGCCGCCCAGACGGCGATAGTTGATGAGGTCGATGCCAACGAGGCTAAAATCGATATTATAGATACCAACGTAGATACGATACTTACCCTGGAAGGAACAGTCGTCAACGTCTATTCAGCGACGGGAACGGCCAAGAAGAAGATTACAGGGGGAATGGCTCAGGGCTACGTAGAGGAAGATTAATGCCTAATATACCGATACTTTTGTTCTCGAAGGGAGAAGTGACTCCTTTGATAGACGCAAGGAACGATACGGAGGTCTATCAGGCCGCCTGCCGTCATTTAGAGAACTTCATAGCGCGGATGTACGGCGACGCCGAAAGGAGGCCGGGCACTAAGTACATCGCCGGCATGAGAGATTCGGATGATAGTGAGACCGTGGCCGGTGTGTCTAAGGCGTTGTTAGTTCCCTTCATTTATTCTGAGGACGTTGCGTATCTTCTGGAGTTCACTCAGTATCATATCAGGGTCTTTTATGACGACACTCTTTTGGATTCTCTTGCAAGCCCTTATCTTGAAACAGACCTGTTCGACCTTCAATTCAAACAGTTGGGGGACGTTATATGGATAACTCACAATGATTATGCCCAGAGGAAATTCTTGAGGGTAAGCACATCTTATTTCGCCCTTGAGCCGATAAATTTTGAAAAAGGCCCGTTTATGACTCGTAACGACCTCGCCGTGGGGGATGGTATTACGATGAAGAACAGCGGGAACTGGTCAGGCGTTACCGATGACCAGACTGATACGGGTTGTACGATGGACGCCAGTAGTGAGTATTCCACGGCCTACGCCGCCGAGAAGGCAGTTGATGACCTATTTACAACCAAATGGCAGTCGAGCGGAGCGACCAACCAGTGGATAAGCTGTTACTGGTCGGGGGGAAAGGCGATAAAGCAGGTAAGATTCCTCTGTGCCGTTGCTACTCCTTATAGTAATTATAACGCCAAGCACGTTAAAATCCAGAGGAGCGATAACGGCACGGACTGGACAAAATGCTCGATTAACGCCTGGTACGGTAATTGCGCGGCTTACAATACCGATGAGGCACTGTTGGACAATATGCACCGCTCCCAGGAGTGGGTAAGGTTCGGTCTTAATAATTCCACCTCTTACAATTACTGGCGGATATACGTGACCGACGTTTACGACCGTATGCAGGACGATTATTATGTGGACAAGGTTGCTATTACCGAATTGGAGATGTCAACGGACGCCGCGAGCACGGAAAACTTTACCCTTACCTGTTCGGCTGATTATTTCAGCGCGGACCACGTCGGAACTCTTTTCAGTCTTACCCAGGTCAGGGTAAATACGGAAGTGACGATAACCAAGGCTGCTACAGTAACAGACGAATATTCGGACGAGCTGCTCGTGGAGGGTCAGTTCAATATCGACGCCAACTGCTCCACGGGCGCGTGGACGGGAACGCTTTTGATAGAGAGAAAAATAGATGTGGAGGGCACATGGGAAACTTACCGGACTTATAAATCTAACAATCTCAATAGGGTCATTCAATTTTCAGGTGTTGAGGAGGATATAAACTGTTATTACAGGATACATATTGAGAGTTTGACTTTGGGTACTTTATGGGCGGCAATTTCCGTTATGGATAGTACGCAGACGGGAATATGCAAAGTCGTTAAATACGTCAGTACTACCCAGGTCGAAATTGACATTCTGAAAGACTTCGCATCAACTGAGGAAACTACCAAGTGGGCGGAAGGGGCATGGAGTACGATTCGCGGTTATCCCATCAGCATCACTTTTATCGAAGGCCGGTGCGTTTACGGCGGGATGAAGTCTTTGGCGAACGATACGAAGCTCGCTACGGTATGGCTTTCAGCCGTCGATGATTACGAGGATTTCGACGAAGGCGTGAAGGGCGGGGACGCCTTCTCTTTGACTATTCCCACGACCGAAACTCTTTCGTGGGTTGAAGCAATGGACAATTTGATTATTGCCACTGAGGGCGATACGTGGTTTGTAAGGTCGAGCAAGATGGACACGCCTTTAGTACCCGATCCCCCGCCTATTGTCAGGCAACAGTCGGGATATGGTTGCGATCCGATTCGTCCGGTGGACGGCGGGAAGGCATTGCTTTATATATCAGGCAGGCAGTTGAGAGAACTTGCTTATGACCGTGAAGCGTCTCAGTTTGACGCCGATATGACGGCTCTTGCTGAGCATTTTACGGCCTCCCCGATAGTCCAGATGGCGATGCAGTACGATCCTGAGATGATTCTGTGGTGTGTTCACAACAACGGTGATTTCAGTGCGTTTGTCTATGACAGGGAAAACAACGTGACCGCATGGTGCTGGATAGTCATGGCGGGGGATGTTCAGAGCGTTTGCGTCCTTCCTCACAGCGACCAGGGCGATGACGTTTATATCACGATTAACCGTACTATTACCGGAAAGACTGTCGTTGACGGAGAAGATACGGTTTATGACGGGGACGAGATTGTGACTGATAAACTTTATCCTATTTATATCGAGAAATTCGCACAAAGGTTCGAATGAACAGAGAAGATGCATATTTTGTTGATTGCGGAGTGGTTTATGACGGTGTGGCGACCACGACTATAAGTGGTCTTACGCACCTTCTTGGCGAGACGGTAACGATTCTTGCCGATGGCGAGGTTATAGACGACCAGGTAGTTTCGGACACAGGGACGATTACTTTGACGACCGCAGCGAGCCTGGTTCATGTCGGACTGGCTTTTACTTCCAAACTTGAGCCTATGAAGCCGGTCATAGAGACGCGGATGGGTAGCTCGGCGGCTTCGATAGTCGCCTGTCACGATATGGGTATTTCGTTTCATAACACGTCCGGGGTTCAGTACGGGACTTCGGACGATGAATTGTATGATATAGACTTCGATGACGTTCGATGGGAAAATACCTGCGAGAAGGACGACTTATTTACAGGTGTTGTAAGGGTATCAGTGAATGGCGGTTTCAGTCTTGATAATCCTCTTATTATAAGCACAGACGAGCCTTTGCCGTGTACCGTGAGGGCTTTAATACCGGCGGTGAATGTGACGGGAAGATGAATAGAGAAAACGCATATTTCGTTGACTGTGGAAATTCGATGAGCCGGAGCGAACTTGAATACAGGGAAGAAGGTTACGGAGAACTCGTGAGCAAGACCTATACGGAATATTTCGTAGGTCAGCATTGGGCTGCCGGAAGCGACCAGGACATTGTCCTGAAAGTCACAACTGATAACGTTCTTGATACGACCTGGGGCGATAATGGAACGTGGCATTATCTTGGCGTCAACGGAAGTACGACTTCGTGTAGAGACGTTATCCAGTTGGATGACGGCAGATTACTGGTTGCTTTTGGGTCTTTTTGGATAGATGGAACTGGAATGTTCGACGGCGGCAAGTCTGTGTGCTGTGCCATGCTGGCCGAAGATGGCACGCTTGATACCTCATGGGGCTATAACGGTTTTTTGGTGACTTATTCCGTGGATTTGGGGATTTTATACGGAAGTATCAGTGTGGAGAAACTTTTGCAGGATTCAAACGGCAATTTTCACGTGTTAGGCGATTACAGTCTCATGTGCGATGAGGATGGGACAATTCTTCGAATACTGACTAATTTGCCTTTATCGCCTTCATGGGTTTATGATGGGGTCTTTGACGCCGATGGTACGAGTGTTATTGCGGTAGGAAGTGCAAAACAAATATCAGGAGCGACATTTTACAATGTCACGGCGTATAGTATAGAGGATGGTTCTTTAGATACGAGTTTCACAGGCAATATCGGAGTCCCTGGACGGGCGGTTATAGGCGTACCTTCTTATGACGCCGCAACAACTTACGGAATCAGGCGACTCAGCGATGGTTATGTAATAACGATTTATACTACATCATCTTCGAATACAATAGGGAAACTTTCATTGACCGGTTCTGTTGATACTTCATGGGGAACGTCCGGCTACAATGATATAGGATTGTATGTCTATGGCAGAAGGGGCATTACAAATATCGGTGACACGGTTTACACGGTTGCGGAAAACTCTCTTGCCGACCAGGACACGGTTGAAATGTCGAGGATAGATTCGTCCGGTACGATTGACCTGCAATATTTTGATTACGATACAGGTTCTATAGATACTTTCTTATTAATTGATAATTTCAATGATTATCTTTATTTCGGAACGCAGTTGGCCGAGACTGTGCAAAAGTGGAATACTGATTTCGAATATCAGGACGGTTTTACAAGCGGTTCATCTTATACGACTACAATCATCCCTGATGAGACCACGGCGATAAACACTTACGAGGAGTCTGAAAGCGAGTCCGAAAGATGGCTCGTTACGGGACAGAACCACCTGATAGGAGAGACGGTTGCCATTCTTGCCGATGGTGAAGTGCTGCCAAGACAGGTAGTTGATGATAATGGGAACATAACTCTTGACCAGGCATACGACATAGTTACGTGGGGACTTCCTTATAAGTCGAAGATAATGCCGATGAAAAACGTGACTAAGACTCAAAGGGGAAGTTCTATGGCGAGCAAAGTATCGTGCAAGGAGATGGGAATTAGTTTCCACAATACGGACTTGGTTCGGTATGGAACGGCGGATGATAAAATGTTCGATGTTAACTTCGATGATGCCCGATGGGAGAACAGGTGCGAAAAAGATGATTTGTTTACGGGGACGGTTGCGGTTAGCGTTGATGGCGGGTTCTCCGTAGATTGCCCGTTGCAGTTGACGACAGACGAACCCCTGCCGTGTGTAGTCAGGGCGATGATACCGAAGGTGGATGTGACTGGATAGAATTATAGTAGTGTCAATAGAAATAAAAAAAGTCAGTAAATTAGTAGTTGCCTTCTACGGGCGAATGGCTGCGCTCGGTCTGGCTACCGATTATCCATCGCCGTTTTAACTTACTGACTAATATAATTATAACTGGTGTATAGAGAATGTCAATAGAGATTAGAGACGCAAAACCAGAAGATTTGGATTATTGCCGGAAGAACGGCATTGACGAGGACATGAAAGTCTATCCCAATTGGGACTTGACCGGCTGGACAAAAACAATGTTGATAGACGGGGAGATTGTGGGAATAGGCGGTATTGTAATTTACTGGCAGGGGATGGGCGAAGGATGGATATGCGTATCGAAGAATATAGAAAAACATCCTGTAAAGTCGGTTTTGAGATTGAAGAATCTTTTGATGGAAGTGTTGAAAGAACTTGATTTAAGGCGTTTGCAGGTGGCGGTCAGGTTTGACTTTGCCCAGGCGATAAAACTCGTTCAGGCACTTGGTTTTGAAAAAGAATGTCTTATGAAAAAGTACCTGCCGGGCGGTAAAAACGCCTGGTTATACAGTATCGTGAGGTGAGAAAATGACTTTGGCGGCGTTAGGAATGGGAATGATGGCAGGTGGTCAGATTTACGGCGGAATCTCCGCTAAGGAAGAAGGCAAGGCCCAGGAGTCTATAGAGAATTACAACGCTGCCGTCGAGGAGCAGAGGGCCAAGGCAATTGAACTCAAGACTGAGTTCGAGCAGCAGAGGCAGGCAGAGGCCGGGGCAAGAATCAAGGGTTTACAGCTTGCAGGGGCGGGGGCTTCCGGCCTTGTCGTGTCCGAAGGTGCTCCATTGCTTTCGGCGGCCATGCAGGCTTCGGAACTTGAATTGGAGAACCTTTTAATCGGATATGAGGGGATTACCGAGGCCGCCCGGGCCAGAAGTCAGGCTGCCGAGTACCGCATGAGGGGCAAACTTGCCAAACAGAGGGGCAAGAGTGAAATGATTGGTAAATTTCTTGAGGCGGGCGGGACTTTGCTTACAGGTTTTAGCGAATTTGGAGAGACTCCGGGCGCTCCTGTAGATGAAGTGACAAAAAAGAAAAAAGCTTTGGCTTTGAAGAAAACCGTAACGGCAAAGAAAACAACGTCAAGCGGAGTAGTTTCTTCGTCAGGATATAAGACTGGTTCAAGTTATGGAATTAAAAAGGCAAGCACATCGTACAAATTAGGATTAAAACCGAAGGCTGATTAAAATATATGGCAACTTTTCCGATACAATATACAGAGAAAGTTCCGAGCGGCGAAGGCGAGGCGGCTCTTTACGATATGGATGTCGATACCGGCGCTCGGGGTCTTGCTGCAGGTATAGAAAAGATGGGCGGGGCAATCTTTAATCTGGGCATGAAAATCAGTCAGCAGGAGCAGAACGTCGATTACTATGAGAAGAAAAGACTTATAGACGAGGCTGGTTGGTCTGCTCATAACTCCGTTACGGGTGACGAGGAAGGCGATAGTGCAATCTGGGAGAAGTTTCTCGAAGATTCCCAGAGTATAAGTCAAAGTTCGAAGTGGGAAAACGTCAATAGTATGCTAAATAAATATGTAAATGACGTGGTTCCCCAATGGCAACAGTCTCTTTACGTCAGGAGTCTTGGAATAAGAAAGACCAATGCCGTTGACAGGCTCAGACTTGAAAGGGAAAAACTCCTTGAAAGCGGGGATGTTAAAGGTTCGATGACTTTGGCTGAAAATGCCTTCAAACTAAATGCTATAACCCGGGCCGAAAGAGACAATTTTGTCAATAATGCTTCGGTGGATTCGGTCTTTGCACAGGCGAGGAAATTAATAGCAACTAATGAAACCGGGAATATAAATCTTGCCGTTGAAATGCTCAATCAGTTAAAGGATTTATCAGGTGAACAGTTGGAATATAGGAATAGCCTGGTAAAGAAATTGGAAGCAGACAAAGCTCAGGCGGCAATTATAAACCAGAGACAGGCCATAAATACATTCACTCAGAAGATTTTAGACCCGCAGAAGAACGGCTGGATAAACCAACTGGAATTAGATAAAGGCAATGTTGTTAATGAAAATCACAAAATGGACTGGCAGATAATTATTGATTCCCAAGGTGATCCTCCTGCCACGGAAACAGATTGGGAAGATTATTTGAGATTGCAGTCAAGAGTTTTTGATTACTTAGATAAAGAACCAAATTCCGAGATTGAAGATATTCAAACTGAACTTGCTATGGCTTATGCTGTTGGTAAGACAATTACGAAGAAAGAGTATACAGATTTATTAGGACAACTTGATGTTAATATTCCAAAAGATGTTTTGTTGAATATGAGGTCTTTGATTGAGGAGAATCTGAAAATACAAACAACAGTAGAAAAACAGAAAAAACCTAAAAAGCGGAAGGAAAGTTATAATAAAATTCAATATGCCATGATTAAAAGGACTGCTCAGGTATCCAAAGGTCTTTATGATTGGGTGACGAGGAAAGTTGCCGATGGCAAACCGCCGACTAAAAAAGATATGGCGGAGCAGAAAGACAGTCTCGATGATAGTACAGAAGAAACTAAAATGCCGAGAATAACCACAAAAGCGGAATATGATGCTCTGCCTTCAGGTACAAAATTTATCGACGCCTTAACAGGCAAGGGTTACGAAAAACCATGACTCAGGCAGTAGATAATCGTGAATGGCTTAAAGAGGCCATACCTTTGGAAAAACAAGACCGTTCATGGCTCAATGAAGCTACGGAGATTGGGGAGTTTGCCCTCGAAGATGAACTTGATTACATGAATGATTTTTACAGGCAGACGAGTTTGTCTGAAAAGGCCAAGCAAGGCGCACTTGCTGTACCCAAAGGTCTTGCCTACGGTACGGAGCAAATGATAGGCGGTGGCGGCAGTTTTGTTCGATGGATGTCAGAAAAAGCAACATTAGGTGGTGTTGTGAAAACGAGCTTTTTTTATGAAACTCCTGGCGCGGACATCGTTGCTGAACATCTTATCAGGAAGTACGGTCCGAAAAGGCCGATAGAGTTTTACGATAAAATGATGACTTTCTACGCTAAGCAGGGCAAGAAATTCGCTGATTTCATGGATGAGCAGGCGAATAAGGGATGGGAAGCACCTAATCAGGAAATTTTAAGGGCAAAGTGGTCTGAAAGGCCGATTTCAAAAGCCGTTCAGGTGACTTCACAGGCCGCTCCGAATTATCTTGCAGCGATAGGATTGAGTGTTTTGACGAAGAATCCGCAGGTTGGTTTGGTTTTTCTATCAGAACTTTCAGGCGCGCAGGCTTACGAGAAACAGAGGGAGAAAGGAACTGGCATGTGGCTGGCTGATAAGATAGCCACAATGACGGCGGCATGGGAATACGTTACTGAAAAAATACCATTTGACGAAGTTTTCAAACCTGCCAAAAGCAAATTCCTGAAAATGGCCAAAATCGGGACGATGGAATCTGCTCAGGAGTTCTTTCAGGGGCTTGGCGAAAATTTCCTGGAATATTTCGGTTATAATGCAAAAGACTTACAATCTATACCGTTGGCAGCAAGAGAAGGAATAAAACATGCTTTTGATGGTTGGATGGAGAATGTAGTTGCTGGATTTGGATTAGGCGCTGTCGGCGGTGGGATTGTTTCAAATGAGGCAATTAAGGCAAGGGCGGAAGAATTGAAGGCCAAACCGCCGGAAGGTTCTGCCGTAGCCGAGGCCATGCCGGAAGTTGAAAAGCCTACCGAGGCCAAGCCAGTCCCGCCGACAGAGGTACAACCTGCCCCGACAGAGAAGGCAGAATTGAAGAAAATACCAGAATTGGAAGTATGGAAAAATGACAAATATTGGTCTGTTAAAACTAAAGATAGTAAGAATTATTTGCTTGATGCTGCTGGTCATATAAAATTATTCCGAACAGAACAATCTGCGAGAGAAGAAGGGGAAAAATGGTTTAATAAAAAGTTTGCAGGAGTCAAACCTACAAAAGAAATTACGCCAGAGAAGGCAGAAGTTGTTCCCGAAGTTACTCCTGCAATCGCCGAGGAAGAAGAGGGGAAAAGACAACCTTATCCATCTTATGAAGGTGACCAACGAATTACAAAACAAGGGCCAGCCTATGCACCCATAGAAGATGTTGATGCCTTTGAAAAATTAAGAGATAATCAGATAGAATGGAATAAAAA